CTACTGCGTGGCGCGATAAGGTTATGAAGAAGCTTACCCAATTCAAATGGGTTCCGAAGAGCGGAGCAGCTGAGGCAGTATTTGCTGCGCTGCAACCTGCGATTAGGTTTACCAAAGAAGAGTGTACAGACCTACCACCAGTACTAACTGAGACGCGGGAGATACCACTAACCCCACAGCAAGTCAAGTACTATAAGCTCCTCAAAGAACGCATGGTTATGCAGGCTTCGGGTGAAACTATTACGGCAGTTAACGCCGCGGCGGGTGTATCCAAGCTACTACAGATTTCTGCTGGCGCGGCTTATACCGACACCCATGAGGTTGTGGAGTTTGACTGCGCTCCTCGCTTGAATGTTTTGCTAGAAGTGTTGGAAGAAACCAACAGAAAGGTGATTGTGTTTGCACCCTTTAGGCATAGCATTGAAACCATCCACGAGTACCTTCTTAAGCATAACGTAGCGGCAGAGGTGATTCATGGTGACGTATCAGTTAATAAGCGTACCGATATATTTAAACGGTTCCAAACAGAACCTAACCCGCGTATACTGGTAGTTCAGCCCCAGTCAGCCTCTCATGGGGTAACGCTTACAGCCGCGGATACAGTAGTATTTTATGGCCCCGTTATGTCTGTAGAAACCTATCTACAGTGTATCGCCCGAGCAGATCGTATTGGACAGACAAGTACGAATGTTACTGTGATACACTTACAAGGTAGCGACATAGAAAAGCGGATGTTTGCGCAGTTAGAAAAGCGCGTTGAGGGGCACGACATTCTGCTCAATCTGTACAAGGAGGAGATTGGCAAAATTTAAAACCCGTTATTGGGTTGTATAGCTGTCTGTATTGATGTATAATTATTGACAAAGGAGGAAGTATGTCAGACGAAGTAGAACAAATTCCGTTAGAAAAACTAACACGTATATATCGTAAGATATACCTCAAAGCACAGGAAGTGCAGAGGCAACTAGATCGACTTGATGAACAGAAAAAAGAAATCAAGCTGGCTATGAAAGATCAACTTCGAGAACTGGGTGTAAGTTCAGTCAAGACTGAAGGCGGTAATATTTCAACGTCTACCAAAACAAAGTACTACACCGACGACTGGGAATCATTTAAAGCGTTTATGGTAGAACACGACGCTTTAGACCTTGTCGAACAGCGCATTGCGCAAACAAACTTGAAGTTATTTTTGGAGGAAAATCCTGGCGTTGTTCCAATGGGTTTAAACTCTATGGCCGAAGTAACAGTAACAGTAACAAAACCAACCAAATAAGGAGAAGTACATGAGCAACACTCAATTAACACCAGAACAACAAGCAGTAGAAAATGCCGCACGTAACATCATGCTTGAACTTGACCTACGCAGAATGGCTTTAGACACAGCCGCTAAGTGTATGTATGAAGGCAGTGCCTATGAAGTTACCGAAGTAGCCGAAGCATTTTTAGAATTTTTACAAACAGGCGCGGCAGTCGCCAAGCCAACTAGTACAGGAGCAGTAACAAATGAGTAAAGAACTCACAGCATTTAACCCCTCGAAACTACCAGCATTTGCTAAGACGATAGAAATTTCCGATTTAGCGCGAAGCCTATCAGGTGGTGGTGGTAGTAGTTTCGGTAAGCGCATCTCCGTTAAAGGTGGTGTATTTCGTTTAATGTCGGGTAGTGATGAGGTAGCAGCTATAGAAGATCGCCACCTTGATGTGGTGATTGTTCAAGCCGCCCCAAAGATCAGCCGCACGTATTACGCTGGTAGCTACGAAGAAGGAGCATCCAAGGCCCCCGATTGCTGGTCTGCCGACGGTGAAAAGCCTGATGCATCCGCTAAAGAAGCACAAGCTAGCAACTGTGCGTCATGCCCACAGAACGTTAAAGGCTCAGGCCAAGGTGATTCACGCGCATGCCGTTTCAGTCAGCGTCTAGCAGTTGTAGTAGCTGACGATATCGCTGGGGACATTATGCAGTTGACCCTATCGGCCACATCAATCTTCGGTAAAGAAGAAGGCGACAAGCGCCCATTACAAGCGTATGCAAGATTCTTAGCCGCGCAGAGCATTAGCCCTGAGACTGTTGTTACTCGGTTGCGTTTCGATACTAAAGCCGCAGTACCTAAGTTGTTCTTCCAGCCTATGCGTTGGTTGTCTGAGGACGAGTATGAGATCGTCAAGGAAAAGAGCGAGTCTAAGGAAGCTAAACAGGCGGTTACAATGTCTGTCTCCCAAAGTGCAGGTACGAAAAAAGCAGCCCCAGCATTAGCTGCACCTAAAGAAGAAGAGGAGTCCTTTGACGAGCCTGAGAAGCGTAAGCCTACAGTTAAACCTTCTGCTGTTCCGAAGAAAAAGACTGGTGACTTAGCTTCTGTTGTTGATGAGTGGGATACTGACGACGAGTAAAAGTTTACGGGGAGGTTGACACTATTCAGCTCTATGGCTCTTAGAGATTTCAGACTAAAAAGACTGTCTCCCCACCCCCCTTACAACGAAAGATAATATGGCTTACTCAGAAACAATAAGACAGTCCACCTCGAAAGCGGAGAAGACCCTAGGTAATCAACTAGGTAGATGGGCTATTAAATTAAATTTACCTGTGATTCAGATTTCGCAGTACACAGGCGCAACAAGACAGACGGTTTATAACTGGTTCGCTGGAACCGAAGTTACTCCATCGTACAGAACGAGCGTGACCAATCTGTTACGCATATTACAAACAAGCAGTACTGTTGAAGAGGCAATGAAAAAATGCAAGCAGAACAAATAAAAGAATCGGCAATATCGCCAGCTGCCTTAACCGACAAAGAACTAATTAGCTTTGCAGAACGCTACCTTGATACTGGCATGCCGTTAAGTTTTCAGAAGGAAATAGTAAAAAGATTCGATAGACGTATTAACGGTTAACCCAAGGAGCATTATATGAAGTCGCAGGAATTCCTAGCGACTGTGCTTCCGTCTTCGGGTAAATATTGCGCCTGCGAACTTAGCACAGCTAAAAAAGAACATGTCTTTGTTGACACGATTGATGAACTGTATAGCAACGCTACACACTTTAGTGGAGAAGGTTTAAACGCTTTCTACGCCTTAGCATCATTCAACACAAGTGGCAAGCGATTAGCCACAAATGCATTAAAAATAAAATCTTTATTCTTAGATATTGATTGTGGTGAAGGAAAGGATTATCCTAATAAACAGGCGGCTGCGGCGGCACTGGGTACATTTTTGTCTTCAACTTCGTTAGACCAGCTTGGAACCCCATACATCGTATCTAGTGGCGGTGGACTGCACGTATACTGGCCGTTCTTTGACGAAGTAGATATATCCGCATGGAAACCAGTAGCAGAAAATCTCAAGCGCCTCTGTAAGAAAGAAGGACTTCGGATTGACGCTATGGTTACTGGCGACGCCGCTCGGGTATTACGTGTGCCTGACACACAGAACTACAAACAAGAAAAGCCGCGGTCTGTTGCCATCAAGGTGGTTGGTGTAACATTTGACTTTACACAACTGTCTACGGTCATCAAAGAAAAAGTCGGGGAAGATTCCCATGAAATGTTGCCTAAATTTGATTTACCGGGTAAGCGTCCAGACTTAAAAGGTTCTGCATCAAACGTCAAGATGGTTGAGAACAGTATCACGTTCTTTAAAACTTTGGCGCCCAAATGCAAACAGATAAACCATTACATTGAGCATGCTAAAGATGACGGCATGGAACCTTTGTGGCGGGGCATTCTCAGCATAGCTAAGTACTGCGAAGATGGCGAGGAAGAAGGTCAAGCCCTATCCGCCATGCACCCCTACGATATGGATCGGCACAACACCAAGTGGCACCAGATCAAAGGCCCTTACAGTTGCTTAAAGCTTGACGAGGCAAACCCAGGTTTATGTAAAGGTTGCCCACACTTCGGTAAGATTACTAACCCGCTAGCTTTAGGGCGTGAAATTAAGGTCGACAATAAGCCTAAGGAAATCATAGTAGAAACCAAGGCGGCTACAGCAGACAAACCTGCCGAGCAGTTAATGATTGTGCGCCCAATTCCGCCACGCGGATTCAGCTATGGGGCTAATGGCGGTATATTTATAGACAAGGTGATTGAAGAGGAAGGCGGAGAAAAGGTCAAGAAGCAGGTAATGATCCTGCCTTACGATTTGTTTGTGGTTGATATCCTAGATAATGGCGATGAGCATTTGATTCACATGATTGTTTGCCGCCCTACCCACACATCAGACATTATCATGCCTCAAAAATCGGCAGTAAGTAAGGATGAGACTGTGAAGATGCTAGCTAGTCACAATATAATCGCGGTCTACGGCAAGGGCAATGACGTCCACCTATACGAGTACATCCGTGGTTGTGTGGAATACGCCAGTTCTAATAAGGTGGCGGTTAAAGTTCCTCATAGCTGCGGCTGGCAAGAGGACAATTCGTTTGTGTACGACAGCACCATCTTCTCCCCTGATGGCAAGGAACTTTATGTTCCGACCCCCGGTATGGCTAACGTTAACTACGCTACTAAGCCTATGGGTACGCTGGATGAGTGGAAGAAGGTGCTTAACATGTACATTGCCAAGGAGCTGTGGGAGATTGTTACCATGGGTATGGTGGGGCCTGCTTCCATCCTGATGCATTTCTCGGGCTTTAGAGGCGTTGTTTACCACCTTGGGTCTTCGGGTTCAGGTCGTGGAAAATCACTTGCCTTAGCCCTTGCAGCTAGTTTTTGGGGTCATCCAGAGCTCTACAGGGTCACGCAATCAACTTCAGCCGTAGCCGCACAGCAAAGACAGGGCTTATTAAACAGCTTACCGCTTGTAATGGATGAGATTACAAACAAAAATCGGGAGTCTTTCGAGTGGTTGCCCCAGTTCCTACTGGATTTAACCCAAGGTAAGGGCAAAGAGCGCATGGAACAAGGCGCCAATAAGGAACGTCTGAACACAACGGTATGGAACTTGATGGTGTTGTTTTCAAGCAACACTCACATTTATGACTTCTTATCGGGCGGGCGCAAGCACACATCCCAAGCTGAAATGCTCCGTATGCTAGAGGTTAAGCCAGCCAAGGAAGTTCAATGGGCGTCATCAACAGAGAGCAGTACTGTCGATCTTCTGAAGTCTAACTACGGTGTCGTAGGTCGTGAATTGATTCGTTGGATTGTTAGGAACAGAGAAACCGCAGTTAAGGTTTTTGAGGAGACCCGCGAGAAGTTAAAAGCGGAATTTAATTCATCAGATGACGAGCGTTATTGGACTGCTGGTAATGCCGCCATCGTAGCTATAGTGATTCTAATGAGCAAAAAATACGCAGGCATTATTGATGTACCTATTCGTCCTATTATAGAAACCCTTCGCGGTATGGTTAATGAAGCTAGAGCCGCAGTACGAGGCAACCGCCGTTCCGCTGAAGATGTTCTTAACGCTTACACCCGTGAGTGCTACGGTAAATTCGTTGTGGTTAAAGCTATTGACGGTATTACGAAAGCAACGTTAGGTGGGCATAATGAAATTGACCAGTCGCTAACTAGGTCAGATGTGGCTGGAAGGGTTGAGCATGATATGACCCCGGGGCACGTTGATTACTTCATTGAGGAGCAACTGCTTAAACAACACTGCTCTACTATGAGTTATGGATACTCTGACTTGAAGAAGGAACTGGAATCGTTACCTAACTACAAGATCACGTACATGCGCAAAGACATGCTGGCTAAGACACGCGGTCCATCGATGCGAGTTAACGTAATGAGAATCACACGCCCGTTGGTAATAAGTGAGGAAGATTAAAGTGCATTATCCGTGGTTAGAAGTCCCCGCACATGGGGGCTTCTTTGTTCCTACATTAAAGTTTGAGGAGGTAAGGGTTAACGGTTTGAAAGCCGCCCTTTCCCACCGAGTACAAGCCAAGGCAGAGATAGGGCGCAAGAATGGCAAAATAGGGGTGTGGTTTACTCGCGTGCGCTGAGGAATGCTTTAGAGAGCTCGATTTTAGCGTCTTTAATTTAATCCAAAGCAGCACGTTTTTCAGCCCCGGTGATTGCAGTCATCGATCTAATAGCACGTTCCTGTTTAGCTAGCGTACCCATTTGATGCCTAAAGTCTCCAGAGAAGCTAGCCATACCAATTAAATCAGCTTCTTTGGTTATGTATGCTTCCGCTTCTTCGTCTCTACCGCTATCAATATAGTTTTTATATGTGCGGTCAGCTTGGATTACATCTTGCATTTGCTGGTACGCTTTATCAACTAGACCATTTGCATCTTTAGGCTGGAAGAAAGCGCCGATAACAGGGCTTGTACTACTTAAAACGCCGCGCCCTTCAGGCCTTTCCGCACCGCCGACTGGGTTAGCTAAAGACAAAATAGCTAAGGGTAGCGAACCTGTGTAGGCACGGAGCATGTATTCCATCTTAACTGGAGATATATTTGTAGCTTCCCCAAGTAACTTTAACGCTTCCGGTGTATTTGCGTACGAACGCTCGCCCGGAGCTAGCTCCAGTAAGCGCTGGCTTTCAATTGGTTTGCCAGTAAAGAACGAGTAGTTAGCACCAAGTTCAATAACGGGTTTAATAGCTGTTGGCGTGAACGAAGGTAAAAAGTTATCCACTACGTACTTAGATGTTTCTGAGGCCGCTTCACCCAACTTTTTGTCTCTAAACATAGTTGAGTAGAGCATTTCAGGAAGCATTTTAAAAATACCACCGACTTCAAATGGAATAGGTACTTTAAATTTTTCGTCAATTCCTGGCACTTTAATGAACCAGTTACCAATACGTTCAGATGATGTAGCATTCTTATAGTCGTCATCATCGTACGACATAGCTGTGTACGCCATAGTAAATGCCGCCATCATAGCGCCGCGCTGCCAAATCTTTTTCTTAATATCTAGCTTGTCAGCAAACGGCATCTTGCCAGCAAATGCTTTGTAAAGAACATCCATACCTTGAATCTGCGCGTTTAAGAATGGAACCATTTGGTTGAGCAAATACAAGCTAGGTGAAGTTCCCTTTTTACTAAAGTTCATTGCCTCAAGAGCGCCCAAGGTAGCTTCCATATCGGACAGCCCTTGTTTAATAAAACTATTGTAAGAAGTTACACGGGAAGACGCATCGCCCATCATAGCTACGTGGTCTAAAT